GAGTATTTCCTACGCCCGATGCCAGCTTCCAGATTGCATTAGGGTGGTGAACGACAAAAATATCGCTACCAAACTTATCTGATTTTGCAGTTGCAACAAGTGCAGATGCAAAAGCAAGAGTAAGGTCTGCACCATCAGCACCAAGAACAGTACCGCCATTCAAGGAAGGGAACAGGGCAATGATGTCATTGTCCTTCTTCCGAGCCATAGCGTCACCCATCTGGCGACCAATGATCTTGTATACATCTTCGTTGTTCTGTCGAAGAAGAGTGTCGGTAATAATTACCTTAAGACCAACTTCCGCTGTAGTTGCTGTAACAGTTGAGACATCAATGTCTTCACTGTCGATCATGTCTTGACCTTCAGCAAGGTCTTCAGCATCCATCTGAGCAACTTTAGGGATTTCTAGTTTGTAGTCACCCTTTTTTAGATTGAACTGCTCAATGAGTCCAACCATCGGAGCGTTATGCTCCTCTGTGTATCGTGCCTGTGCAAGCATGATACGAGACATGTTCTGGAGATTTCCAGATGTACTAGTCTGTACTGCCATGTTAATTTACCTCAATCAAAGATAGAAAAGCCTAACTTCTTAGAAGCTATCCTTGCCATCTCTGTAGTTATCGCAGAATCACCTGCGTTGTATCTATCTAAAACTTCTTCAGAATTAGTAGGAGCCACATCTGCTGCCGGGTTTGCATTGTTCAAACTTTGGGCTGGAGTAACTTGTTGTACTCTGCCTTCCAACTTTTTAATTGTTGCTAAAGCTTTTGCATGTTTTTCCATAGTTACAGGGTCAGGTAAGTCTTGTAACTCCGCATACGCAACTCCATATTGAGTTGCTAGTTCGTATGCTTTAGCAAGTTGAGTACGAGTATTTAACTCGGTCTGCATTTGCTGAGAATTACTAAGAACCTGATCTGCCTGCTGTTTAGCAAGATACGCTTCTTTTGCAAAAGAAGTTTGCTGTTGAGCCATTTGCGTTGCAGTTACTTCATCCAACCCTTGATCTATAAGTTGTTGGTAATTTTTCTGGTAGTACGCATTTACTTCAGCCTCTAAATTAGAAGAGTTCTGAAGCTGCTCGGCTCTTTGGCGCGCTGCTCTTTCATTTCCTAGTTGCGTTTCCATCTCTGCTATTCGTTTATCGGTAGCAGATTGATACTTGCTTAACTCTGGATTAGGCGCAGGTGTAGATTCTAATTCTGTTTCAGTGTTGGCTTGAGGCTCAGGAGCAGGAGGAACCTCAATAGATGAGTCATCCGTTTCCGTTAAATCGTCAACGGGTTCTGGCGCAGGCGTTTCTGCTGGTGCAGGCGTTTCTACGCTCTCGTCAACTTTCAACGGGATTTCGGTAACTTCTACCGTAGATTCTGTTCCTAGATCGTTTGTCTCAGTAACCATGTTTCGCTCCAAAATATGACACCGTTAGATGGCACACTTAATGTTTAGGTTTTCAAATAATACGATACAGCGTTATTACGGGGCAAGTAATTCCCTTGTACGTAAGACTGATTCAGGGGTATCTTCAACAACTGGTTGCCCAACTGATTGCTGTATTCCTGATGGCTGCTCTGGTGGAATCAATGCCTCAGAAGGAACAACCGCCCTTGCTGGCGCACCTCTTCCTTGACGAGCAGCATCAGACTTTTTGATCCTGTCTACTGTAGATTTCAACCCTGCTCGTTCTAACGCTTCTAAAAATCCTTGAGGTAAAGGAGTGTCGTTTGTATTGCGAATAATGTAATCAGCTTGTTGAGGGTAATCTCTTAGAACTTTATCCCGCAACATCTTCATTTTATCTGGCAAGTAACTGCCTGCTGCTGTTAATGATTTAGATGGAGCCTCGTGCCAAGCAGCAAGTGCCTGCGCTTCAAGGTCGTCATCCGCTATGACTTTATCTTTCCACTCAATATTAAGAGTTTCTTCTACCTGTTCTTTACGTTCTCGTGCATCGTCAATGATGTCAAAGTAATCATCTATAAAATCACGCTTGGTATATTCGCCACCGTCGCTGCGTTGCCCTGCGTAGAAAAAGAACATAGCTTCTTGAAGCTGAGAATCTCTTCGACGATTGATAATGTCAACTGTTGCAAAGAACCGTCTGAAAGGTTTACCAGTGGTAGCACTCTCAATCTCAAACTTTTCTAGTTCTGCAACAAGCGAGTCTTTGACATCGTTCTTTTCGTAAGGTTCAAGGTCTTCATAGTTATCAGCAGAAATCATCCCTGACCTAAACAAACCTCCTACGTGATCCTGCAAAATATCTGACCGGGAAAGAGGACTGCTTTGCTCACCGAGAAGTTCAAGACCTATTGAAAGCCCACCACCAAAAGCGTCTTTCGGATTACCTATTGAAGTTTCCTTGATAATGTTTGGCACTTCCTGAAGCGCAAACGGGATGTGACTTTCTGCTATGTACTCAGGAAGAGTTTCGCCAAATCGGGACTCGCCATATTGTTTGAAATTCATAAACTCAAATAAATCTCCAGCAATTGGAGAGGACAAATTGAGCCACGCATCTAATGCCTTCTGAGGTTCTTTCTCCCAACCAGCACCGCCTGACGCTAACATAAGCGCAGCCATTGATTTATAAGGACCAAAGATATTCCAGTCTCTAGGCGCACCAAGCTTTGTTAGCCTGACAGACATAAAGTTTGGATTCATTCTGCCATTTCTCATTAGCTGGAAATCTGTTTCCTGACCCAGAACTTCATTGGCTGCAACTGTAATAAGCGTACCCATTGATACCAATTTCATTACAGCCCTACGTGCAATCAACTGATCTGCGTCAATACTGTTCCTAATCCCATGATTGATATTTAGGTTCCGTCTAATCTGCCTGTCAAACGGAAGAGCGTCTATCATAAAGTCAACATCCATGCCCTTTGTTGCACGATGTAGAGTTTCAATTCTTGCCCTAAAGAATCTTGGTGCAAACAAAAGCATGTCACCATATACACCAGCTACTCCGTTTGGTGTCCAGCCAGTAATACCGTTTACACCATTCCCAATTTTGCGCGCTGTTCCATCTGCAACAAGTTCATCAAATGTCTTCCCAGACATCCTCATATATTCCATAATTTCTACACGGGCTTGCTGAAGTCGCAGCATGTCACCGAAGGCACCGAAAGCTTCGTTAGCCCTACGAATTAGAGGAAGTTTTCCTAATGTTCCAGTAATCCCTTCTGGTCGGAGAGTTACTTCTGTATCTACTCCACCATGCCTAATACCCATGCGGTCAATTATTTCGTGAGAACTTGGCGCGCCATCAGCTTGTGACTTTTTATCAAACTCCCTGATATTGTCTGCCATTGACTCACGTTGTAACTTCTTCCCTTTGCGTCCGGGCTTACCGATCAATGACTGAAGGTGGGCTTTATAAGCAGTAGCAAACTGGCGGGGGTGAGAAAACTGCCCCAACTTACCCTGAATACTGACACCAGAGTCATCTAATGTTGCACCTATTGCTCGTCTTATACTCTGGTAAGTACCTAGAAGGCGAAGGGTATCTGCCCCCCTGCCTGTCAGGGGTTTCATTCCTTGTCGTGTACGTCTGATCGTTTCAAGGTCAAGATCGTCGAACATAACTCTGTTATCTATACTTCTATACCCTGTATCTGTAGCAAGTTTTCTATCCTTGCTTCGCTGCGTTTTATTCCATTCCATGTCAGAGTTTAATTTTTCTAATCGTTTTTCAAGACTTACTATCTCCCGTTCAGATTGGGCGATCCTCTTCCTTGCTGTTTCGGACCTTTTTCCTGCTGCTTCCATTTCGCGCCTACGGGCATTTACTTGCACTCTAAATTTCTTAAATGCTTGCAATTCTTTTTCGGCTTTTTTGACGCTACTCTCCACTTGTTTTGGAAATATGTCATCTGCCCAATCTCTTTCCGCAAGTTTTACATCAACCGCTGCTGCACCTTCTGCTGCATCAGCAGCGTCCTCACGTTTACGCGCAGTGGCTAACAGCCCCTCTGATCTTTCTCGCAGTTTCTCTGATCGCCTTACAAATTTCTCGCCCTCACGTACTTCTCTTTCCGAAGCCCTTAATATTGCTGGAGTTGACCCTTTTAGTTGCTGAGATTCCAGACGTTGCGCTGCGTTGGCAAGTAACTCTTTCTGGTCTTTTTCAAACTTTACAAGACTATCTACTTGATCTTGGAAATGACTAGAGTGCATTTCTTTAATTTTTAATGTATGCGCCTTTTTATCAAAAGCTTTTTCAGCTTTCGTTATTGCTGCTCTTGCTTCTTTGTTTCTTAGCTTAAGAAAGTCCTGAACAGCCTTAGCGGTAGTAGCCTTTTCTAACTTATCCTTTAAGCGAGATAACTTGATCGTATAAGTATCAAATGCTTTAAATGCCCGAACATATGCTTGCTGCTCTTTTGAAAGAGCCTTTTCTTGTAAGGCTAACCTTCTTTTTTTAGCAGCTATTTTTGCACGAAGTGCTTGCGCTTCAACTATAAGGTCAATGCCCTTTAACTCTCTTGTAGTTAGAGCAATTCTCTCGCCAGTTATCGGGTCCACATAATTAAGAAGGAACTTGCCAAGCTGGTTATCAAGAATAGATTCATAAATTTCTGATGACCATTCACCCATCTCATCCCATATAGGTAGATACTGTTGTGGAGGCATTACCACTAACTCGCCAGTCTTAGGGTCAGGAACACTAACGCCCTTTAGCTTGCCAGTGTTAGGGTCAAGAACACCAAGCAATTCAGCTTGAGTGAATGGTTTGCCAGTCTCATGGTTCTCTATCCTTGCTTTTTCAAAACCCTCTTTTCTTGCTTTTCGTTGCTCGCTTTTTGCAAAGTTTTTAGTTTCTTGTGCAGTTGGACCACGAGAAATAAAGAAGCCTCCTTCGCCAAGTTCTGTTTTGTTTTTTAAATCAAACCCAAACTCTCCCAGATCAGCGGTTAGACCTTCTGCTCTTACACGCAAATGTTTCATAACTGCTTTTTGGTCAGCAGTTAGAAATTTCTCATATGCTCCGTAGTCTTGGGCAAGATCAGCTATAGTTGGTCTTGGTTCTAATGGTGTCTCCTGACCATTTAATTTTCTTAAGCGAGGGTTGCTTCCAGCTACCTTGTCAGCAATGTTTTCAATCCTCATATTATCGGCACTAAACTCAAATACCCTGTTACCTCCAGCACCTACTTTGGTAAACTGCCCACGAATATCATTAGCTAATTGATTTGCTGCACTACTTATGCGGGGTGCTGCTGCTTTTATTGTTGCGCTTACAGCCATTCCCGGCAGGGTACTAGCGTTAAATCGGTCACTTTGTAATCTAGGCACTTTTCTAAGAATTGCTTTAGATTTTTCAACGGCTCTTCTAACAACATCAGGCGATACTATTTTCGGAATAAGGTCTTCGATAAGTCCGGGGGAACGACCGTAACCTTCAGGAAGTTCTACTGCCTTTGTTTGGTTTGCTTCAAACGCCTCGTCTACAACAGTAGGCTTGCCAGTAACAGGGCTTATAT